TATGAGCTTGCACGCACGTGCAAGCCTAAGCCGCGTTACATCCTGCTGAACGAGGGTGAGAAGCTGCAGGTAGGGGACCAGCAATACTCGCCGCTAGTGAAAAGCTGGACTCCAGGAATGAGGCGCGTAATTATTGAGAGTCCCTACGCTGGCGACGTCGAGCGGAACCTGCGCTATCTCCGGGCGTGTCTGCGCGACAGCCTGCTGCGCGGTGAGGCCCCGTTCGCGAGCCACGGTCTGTACACCCAGCCCGGCGTGCTGGACGACCACGACCAGGAGCAGAGGCGCATGGGGATCGAGGCGGGCTTCGCGTGGTGGGAAGGGGCGGATGCGATCGTGTTCTATCTCGACCTCGGGATATCGAATGGGATGGATGCCGCGTTCAGGCGAGCGAAGCCAATGAATACGCCGGTGTCGTCTTGGAAGACGGTAGAGACGCGCTGGCTCGGCGGGGAGTGGTCCCATGGCGCGTGAGGTGAAGGTCAGCGGCCGCACCGTGTACCTCCCGGACCGCGAGGAGTGGGAGCTATGCGACTCGCCCGCGACACCTGAGAGGGTGGTGGAGGACATCGATAGGGCCTGGCCTGGGCTGGTGTCTTCCTCGCCGCGCAGGTGCGGCCATTGCATCCATCCCGCGCACGTCGGCATGTGCACCGGTCGCAACGGGGGCACAGCGCATCCGTGCCCGTGCTTCCACAGTTCCGGCGGCCTTGAATCGCCCCCCGAGCCAGCCCCCCGCGCCGGGCCGTATGCGCTCGCGGTCGAGGTGTCTGGGTTCGTGGAGCATGAACTGCTGTGCTCGGGATGCGGGGAAGCAGCTACCTGGAACCATGGACAGTTCCACTTCGTCCCCGCGCCCGGCGGCTGGCGTAAGTGCGGGGAGTGGCGGTGATCGTCGTCGTCACAGGCGGGCGCGACTACCGCGCAGACCGCAGGATCTATGAGGAACTCGACGCGGTCGCTTCGAAAGGACCGCCGGTCCGGTTCCTCATCCACGGCGCCTGCCGCGGGACCGACATGCTTGCTGGAAACTGGGCCCGAGACCGAGAGATCGACGAGGTCCGGATGCCCGCCAGATGGAAGCAGTCGATCGATGCCGGCCCCGAGCGCAACCGGAGGATGCTGAAGTTCGCCGCCGAGCTATCCGAACCGGGCGAGCGCGTGATGCTGCTGGCCTTCCCTGGTGGATTAGGCACCGCGTCGTGCGTCCGCGAGGCTGAGCGGCTCGGTATCGAGGTGCGGAGGGTGAAACCGTGATTCCCGCCTGGCTCTACACTACGCGGTGGCTGGTGCTCGACGTCGAGACAACAGGGCTTGATCCAGCAGCAGATCGCATCCTTCAGCTTGCCGCCATCCAGGTGGACCCAGGGCCTGTGTTTGGTGACGCCATCGTCTCCGTCGTGAACCCAGGGATCGACATCCCGCCAGAGGCCACGGCGATCCACGGGATTGACCGGGCGGCCGCGGCAGCAGCCCCGTCGTTTGCTGATCTGGTTCCACGGCTGATCGAAGTCTCCCGGGGACGCGCGGTGCTTGGCTACAACGCGGCCTTCGACATGACCTTCATCCGCGCCGAGCTCTCGCGCGCCGGCCACAAGGTCACCGGAGCTGGGCAGGTGGCCGACCCGCTCGTGTGGATCAAGGATTTCGATCGTTGGGAGAAGGGGCCCGGCAGGCACAAGCTCGAGGCTACATGCCGGCGCTGGGGTGTGAAGCTCGAGGCGGCGCACGACGCGAGGGCGGACGCAATCGCGGCCTGGGACCTGTGGGTTGCGATGGTTGAACGGATGCACCACCGCTTCCCCGAGGACTTCGCTGCGATGCTTGGGCAACAGGGGCGCATGGCGCGCGACCAAGAGGCGGACTTTCAGGACTGGAAGAGACGAAACCCAAAGAAGGAGACAGCAGCATGATGGTCACGACAAGAGAGGTTGGCGCGGCAAGGCTGAAGATGAAGCTTCGAATCGTGGAGGACCGCGCAGCAGAGGAGACGCGGCGCGAGAAGAAGCGAACAGAAACCATCCACCGGCGGTCTCGAACCAAGGCGATGATCGAGGCGATGGGAGAGCTCCTCGAGGCCGAGACCGCGCTCCTGGAGGCGCTCGACAACGGGAAGATCAGCGACGCCGAACTGATGGGGCTCGAGCGCGGCGTAACGATCGCCATCGCGCGGGTCAACCGGGCTCAGGGCGTGGTAGAGTAGAGGCATGAACGCTTGCATAACGCCTAGTTGCGAACGATCTGGCTCAATGCGCCGGTTCGCGCGCGCGCGCGGGGAGGTCACGGAATGAGTGCGAAGACCACGCTGACCCCCGAGCTCATCACGGCGGTCGCTCACGGGATCCGTGGCGGGAAGTTCTTGTCGACCGTCGCAGCAGAACTCGGCGTGTCTGAGTCGACGCTCCGAAAACAGCTCTCCCGTGGCAACAGCGAACTTGACGAGGGCAAAGAGTCTATCTTCGTCGACCTGGCTATCGCGGTCGCCCTTGCAGAGGGGGAGCTGAAGGAGAGATGGGTGGCCTACCTCGAGCAAGACACCGCCACCGGGGACAAGGACAGGCCATCGATCCGCTGGTTGATGGAGAAGCGCTTCCCGAAGGAATTTGGTTCGCGGGCAACGGTCGACATCAACGCGAACGTCAAGACGGAAACTCCGAGTGAGGCACTTCAGAAGGTGCTGAAGATGCTTGCCCCAGACCCGACATCCCCAGAAGACGGAGAGACGAAATGACCACCGTTGAGGAGTTCGTGGGCCTACCCAGATCGCCCGGTGACGGAGGTTGCGATGGTGGCGGCGATGAAGCTCGCCGAGAAGCACCTGCTCCGCATACTCGAGCTGCTTCGGGAGGAGACCGCGAAGATGGAGGAGATAGCGAAGACGGCAGAGCACCGGCGCTACCCGATGATGCGCGATGGGCGCGTGGTGGATACGGACCTATGAGCGAAGTCCTGCCTGGCATGCTGATGAGTCGAGGAGATCGGCGGCTGTTCGTTGCCGGCGCCGTGGCGGAGCCGAAGCCGAACGGGGAGATCGCCGGCGCGAACGCCCGCACGTCAAAGGAACTCTATGTCATGGAGCTGGAGCCCGACGGCTTTGGCCCCTGCGTGCGGATGGATCGGGCCGAGCTCAAGGCTGAATGGGTGCGTGTGCTGAAGGGAGACCTATGAGCGATGACATCAAAGACATACTTCGCGATCGGCGGGTGCTTCTGGGCCGATGCCTCGAGGTCGCCGAGGCTCTTGATCGCGCCGGTATTGCACCGGAGTCGGTGGCGCGGCTTCGTCTGGATCTTCCAAGCGGAGTCAGCCACCGAGAGGTGATGGATGCCTCAGGCCATCAACAGACGAGCGCCCGCGAGGAGGAGATCGACGAACGGGCCATGCGCATCACCGAGTTGGTGGCCGCCGAGAGTCTGCGCGGGGTGTCGGCGGGCGCCTCCAGCTACAGGCTCGCCACGGGTATCGTACAAGCCGCTATCGCTGAGCGCGATGCCCAGCGGGCCAAGCGAGAAGGGGATGGAGTCCTATGACGACAGCGCAGTTTGAAGACCTCATCTGGTGGCTCATCTGGGCGCCGCTCATCGTCCGTATTATCTGGGGCGTGATCGCATCCTTTTGGGCGAGCACAAGCCGGTGAGCACATCGACCATCACCCGCGCCAACGCCGAGATCGCCAGGGCATCGCGCCAGCTCGGCGCTGCGCTCGAGCGTTGGTCGCTGACCTACACCCGCAAGCTGGCCAAGGCCGAGGCCGAGCGGCTGAGGAGGCTCGGGATCCGCGGCTACGTACGCAAGCAGGACTCGGCCGACGAGGAGGCGGCGAAGGAAGAACTCAGGCGGCTGATGCTGCTGTTTGGCATCCGGCAGATGGCGGGCGCAGCAGAGCGCGGCACGCGCGGGCTCGAGGGCTTCAAGCCGCTGGTCATCCCCGGATCGATCGTTCGCGACGCCATCGAGGGCAAGCCGGTCAAGATCAAGTGGTTCTGGCGGCGCCGCGGGGAGATCATCGAGCGGGCCAACGATGTCGCCGACGCGGTGAAGGAGTCGGTGCGCGAGGGCATCAAGGACATGGTGCGGGAGGCTGACGGTGAGTTCCCGAAGCCATCGATGGGTGAACTCGCGCGGCGCATCCACGAGCGAGCCCATGGGCCTGACGGCTTGTCGGTCTTCTCCCCCGAGCGGGCCGCCATCATCGCCCAGACCGAGCTCGCCCAGTCGGAGAACACCGGGATCTTCGAGGGATACAAAGAAGTCGGCATCGAGGAGATCCAGTGGTTGGCCCACACCGATGGGAAGAGCGGCGATAGGCACCACGAGGAGATGCACAAGGTCACGGTGAAGGTTGGCGAGTACTTCGTCACCCCGCTGGGCAACAAGCTGCGCTACCCCGGGGACCCGAGCGGGCCGATCAAGGAGACGATCTCTTGTCGCTGCACAACGCGCGCGGTGATTCGAAGGAGGAAGGCGGGATGAGCAACGCGAGCGCGGTGATGGTTTCGCTGGCGCTGCTGTCGGCGTCCGCTGTCTCGTGGTTCGCGCGCCCGCCCGCGCCGACGCCGATCGTGTTCGCGGGGCGTGGGTGGCGCTGCGAGATCGACAGAGACATCAACCCGGACCTGGTGAGTGTTCGGCTGGAGGTGAGAGATGGCGAGCAAGGTCAGCACTAAGGATGCGCTGAAGAACATCCGGAAAGCCGAGCGCAGAGCAAAGGCCGCAGAAGACAAGGTCTACAAGACCGAGGTCGAAAACGCCCGCCTCAAGGAAGACCTCGAGCAGGCGCAGAAGACGATTCGGGCGCTGTCGAACGGGCTCGCCGTCATGCTCGCGACCGCGGACCAGACCATGTGGAGCCTCAATGAGAGGGCAAAATGAAGACGCTATTCATCATCGCGGGTGCTCTGCTGGCCCTCGCGCTGGGCATCGAACATCGGCGCCGCGCTGAGACTGCGCAGACCAAGGCTGACGCCGCGTCGATGACGGCCGCGAAGGAGATGGTCGACGCCAAGGCCGAGATCTACGCCCTGCGCTTCCTGCTGGTGGACAGCGACCCAGGCTTCAAGTCCGACATGATCGGGTGCCGCGTCATGAGCACGAGCGGCGCCGCCCTCCTCGCGGAGGACATCATCCGGATGACCGAGGACTGCCGGCGGCGGGTCGCCAACGAGCGAGCGGTCGCCAAAGCCAGCGCCATGCGCGCCGAGGATGACGAGGCCAAGGCCGTCCAGCGCTATCCGGGTGAGCCGCCGGCCCTGCGCTACATCGAGCCGCGAGAGACGGGAGAGAAGGCGGCCGCCTACGTCAAGGACGTGATGAAGGAGAACGGCTGCGCCTTCACCGGCGGGCGGTGCTCGGGAGAGCTACGTCTTGGGGACCCCATCGGCGAAGGCGTCGCCGTGAGAACAGGCCAGGCCTGGTGTGCGCTGGGTGATGAGCCGTGTCTCGTCAAGCTGGCGAAGCACTGGTGCTCGGTCGAGATGCCGTCCAGCTACCGCTGCCGCAAGGGCTATGACTTCCTGGCCGAGTTGAGGGGGAAGAGATGATCGACACCAAGGCGTTGGCGGAGCGCATCCACAAGGCCATAAATTGGCCTGGCGATGAGACGTTGTCCGAACTGCTGGATGATGAACTCAGGCCGCTTCTGGCCGAACTAGCGAACATCCGCGGCGAGCTTCTGGCGGCTAAGACCGCGCGTGACTTAGCCGTCACCGTCGAGCGGGCGAAGGCGTACGATGATGGATTCAAGGCTGGCATGGCGGCATCCACGGCTACGGCAATGCCGGCCTCGGAAGGCAAAAACATGCCGGAACTCGATATGGATCCCGGCGCGACTTCACCCATGCCAGACCAACGCCTTCACACAGGGGCCGACTGGGACCGCGAATCCTGGTCGGCCCCTTCCTTTTCAGCCCCCGATGCACGCATCGTACTGGTCGGCGCAGTAGACCAGCAGCGGCGAGCGCATGGCTGCGTTGGCGGGGGACGTCGAGTCGCACCAGCGGTCGTCCTGGCGGCAGACGACATCGAGCGCCCCTTCGCAGGCGCGGTGCAGCTCGGCGCATGTCTCGAACCTGGACGCCTCCGCGCCAGAGCAACCACCAAGAACCACCAGAAGGGCCAGCCGCTTGATCATGCGGAACACCGTGGGCTCTCCGTGGGCGCCGTCAACCCGACGTGACCGCGCCGACGCTACTATTTGCGCCGTTGTATTGCGGTGTGGCACGTTGAGGCCATGACAGAAGTCAACCCGCCGGACCCGATCTGGCGACACGAGAACGGACGCAACAAGGCGACGATCACCAAGCTGGCCAGCGGCTACGAATGTGGCCTGACCATCAGCGGGACCAAGTGGGTGCTGATGGGGAAGGAGCCCGCGGCGCTCATCGACTCGGCCGTCAAAGCCCTCGAGGACCTGCTCCCCCCAGCCGGTGCCGTCGCCGAGGCGGAGAAGGCCGATCCCAAGCCCGAGGCGCCCAAGACAGGCAACATCCGGACGGTCATCGCTCCTCTGCCGCCGGCTGGTGACGAATGAGCGACTCGGCGGTGGGCGACGCCAAGGCCGACTACATCATCAACCGGCTCACGGAGAAGAAGGACATGGTCGCCAAGTGCTGGCGCGCGGGCTGCGAGGCCGAGGCGCGCTACGCTGTCGGCGATGCTCCCTCGAGCGACCAGCCGTGCACGTCCGAGGACGGTCACCGCTGGTCGGTCATGGTCTCGATGGCGAAGGCGCAGGAGGAGAAAGCAGATGGCTGATCTCACGGAGGCCCAGCTTCGAGCTGCGGCAGCGATGGCGGAACAGAAGGAAGCGGTCGAGAACCTGGTAAAGGCCTCTGTCGGCATGCTGGTCGAGCGCTTCAAGACGGCCGAGCAGGACGTGCGGAACGCCAGCCTTTGGGCCGGCCACCCGCCGAACAGCATCCCTAACGCGGTCATGGTGATGGCCTGGCAAAAGACCTGCGAGCGCATCGGCAAGCTGCAGATGGACAGAGCCCGGACGAACGAAGCGATCCCGTCGGAGCTCGTGGCCATCATCGACCGGGTGATCGACGAGGGCATCAAAGCGCAGACCAAGCCCGAGCGGCCGGCGATCCTGAGGGCGGCCCGGTAGGTCGACCTTGGGCCTCTCCGTCGCCCAGCGCCTCGCGAGGCTCCCTCTTGGGCGCCAGGCGGAGATCTTGGAGAAGCTCAGCGACGAGGAGAAGCTGGCCCTCGTCTCGTCCTGGGCCTTCCTCCGTCGGCCCGAGCAGGCACTCCCCGAAGGTCGGTGGCGCACGGCGCTGTGGCTCGCCGGCCGAGGCTTCGGCAAGACCAGGGTCGGCGCCGAGGGCATCCTCGAGCTCGTCGAGCAGGGCTACCGGCACATCGGCCTCATCGGGCGAACGGAGGCCGACACCCGAGACGTGATGATCCATGGGCCCGCTGGCATCATGGCCTGTGCCCCCGCCTACCTACGCCCGCGGCACATCAAGAGCGAGCGGCGCCTCGAGTTCCCCAACGGCGCTGTCGCCATCACCTACTCCGCGGCGAAGCCGGACCAACTCCGAGGCCCTCAGCACGATCTGATCTGGGCGGACGAGGTCGCCGCTTGGAGGACGCGCGACGCATGGGACCAGGCCAGCTTCGGCCTGCGCCTACCCCACGCGCTCGGCGCCCGCGCGATCCTCACGACCACCCCGCAGCCGAAGGCATGGCTTCGAGAGATCATGGGGCTGGCCAGCACCCGCGTGATCCGCGGGAAGACCAGCGACAACATCGCGAACCTGAACGCCGACGCCGTCCGGGAGCTCTTCGCCAGGTACAAAGACCGCTCGATTGGCCGGCAGGAGCTCGAGGGCGAGCTTTTCGACGAGGCGCCCGGCGCGCTCTGGAAGAGGCTGTGGATCGAGAACGGGCGGCGGACCGACGTCATCCACTCCGGGCTGCGCGAGCGGTGGGGGCTAGACCAGGCTTCGGATGAGCTCAGGGCGGAGACCGCGCGCGCCGTGCTTGAGGCGATCACGCTGCCTCGGGTGGTGGTAGCCGTCGACCCTGCCACTACATCGGAGGAGGGCTCGGACGAGACGGGGATCTTGGTGTGCGGAACCGACCACGATCGCAACTTCTGGGTGCTCGAGGACGTCAGCGGCGTCTACACCCCGAACCAGTGGGCGCATGCGGCGAGGGAAGCGTTTCATCGGTGGGGAGCAGACAAGATCGTCGCTGAGGACAACCAGGGCGGCGAGATGGTGGAGAGCCAGCTCCGCCAGGTCTCCCTGAGCCTGCCCGTGTCTCGCGTCCACGCCACCCGGGGCAAGGCGGTCCGCGCCGGCCCGTGCTCCGGCCACTACGAGCAGGGCAAGGCAAGGCACATCCAACGCTTCACCGACCTCGAGGACCAGCTCTGCGGGTGGGAGCCTGGGCAGACAGACTCGCCCGATCGCCTCGACGCGCTCGTCTGGGGGTTCACGGAGCTGCTTGGTGAGGGCGTAGACGGCGGATCGCTCGACCTTGGCCTGGGCAACCTTCGCCGCTGAAGAGGAGCCCACCTAGGCGACCGCCGGCTAGGTGGGGACCTTCGGGCGGTGGCCGGCCGACCTGAATTCTGCGGACGTCTTGGCCAACGCGTCGCAAAACAGCGCCCCGACGCCATGAGGCCTAGGTCTAGCCTGTGGCAACGTGCCAACGCCGCGGCCGAGCATCATTCAGCGCGTCGCCTCATCGCTGGCCGGCGCCGCTCGCTCCGTCGCCCTGGCCTTTGGCATCCGCTCCGGCGTCGACAAGGCGATCCGGACCTCGCGCATCACCCCGGATGGCACCAACTCCCTCACCGACCTCGGCATCCGCGGCCTCAAGATCCGCGGCAACCGGCTGGACGAGGAGTGGAGAGAGCGCCTCAAGGGCCGCCGGAAGTTCAAGGTCTATCGCGAGATGGGCGACACGGATATCACCTGCGGTGGCTTCCTGTCGACGCTCCAGCTCTTCCTCGGCCAAGCCCCGTTCAGCCCCACGCCCGCAGTGGACGACGAAGGCATCGAGCGCCCCGGCGCGCAGGCCGTCGCTAAGTTCGTCGCCGAGTGCTGGGCTGACACCGACCTGCCCTCGCGGGAGATCATCCAAGAGATCGTGCTCCATGCGGCGCGGGACGGCGCTGCCCCGATCGAGAAGACCTACAAGCTGCGGCATGGCGATCACCCCGAGGACCCGACGATCGACAGCCGCTTCAATGATGGACGCTTCGGATGGCGGTCCTTCGGCATCCGCCCGCTCGAGTCGATCGACTCCTACAACTTCGACGACAGCGGCAACGTCGTGGACTTCATCCAGGTGGCCGAGACCGACTATCGGACGCGCACCATCCCAGCTTGGAAGATCCAGAGCTTCCGCTTCCGGGGCAGCAAGAACAACCCCGAGGGCATATCGATGCTCTCGATCGCGGAGCGGGCCTACTACTTCAAGTCGAACTTCGAGGAGATCGAGGCCATCGGCATCAAGCGGGAGCTCGCTGGTATGCCGGTCATGGAGGCCCCGCAGGCGATCTTGAGCCCTGGCGCCGACGCGAAGGCGCTGGCCACGAGGCAGCAGCTTCAAGACCTCGTCTCGCTCGTGGACGCCGACCAGCTCGCTGGCGTCGTCGTGCCGGCATCCGAGACGAAGGACGGCAAGACCGGCTTCAGGTTCTCGCTGATGGCTTCGGGCGGATCGAGGGCGATCGACGTCGGCGCCGTCATCAAGCGCCTCGAGACCCGGATCGCGGTCGGCCTCGGCGCGGCCTTCATGTACACCGGCGTGGACGGCATCGGGGCCCGCTCGCTCGATGAGTCGAAGACGGACAGTTTCAAGCTTGCCTGCCTCACTATCCTGGGCGCGATCGCGGAGACGCTCGAGCTGATGTCCAACGAACTATGCAAGCTCAACGGCTTCCCGCAGGAGCTTTGGCCGAAGTGGAAGCACGAGGACATCAACGCGAAAGACCTGGCCGCGTTCGCGTCCTTCATCTCTTCCATGTCCACCGCCGGGATGCTGACCTACACCGAGGAGACCGAGGCCTATATCCGCGACTACGGGGACCTACCGGCCAAGCCCGTGAGCGTTGCGCCCAGGCTCCTCGCGGTTCCAGACCAGCAGGACGTCACCGACCAGCCGCAGGACACCAAGGCCGCCGACACCGCACTCAACGGGGCGCAGGTTCAGTCCGCGAACGCGCTCATCGCGTCGGTTGCTGCGCGCCAGATCCCGCGGGACAGCGGCGTTGCCCAGCTCGAGGAGTTCTTCAACATCGACCCGGCAAGGGCGGAGCGCGTGATGGGGGAGGTTGGGCGGACCTTCTTCGTGGAGCAGGGCCAGGACGTCAAGCCTGTGCAGGCGGCGGTCATGAAGCGCTTGAGGCGCGAGATGGTGGCGAAGGCGTCGGAGGACACCAAGGTCACGGCCAGGCGCAGGGTGCAGTCAATGATCGAAGCCGGAGACCTGCCGCACCCAGACGATGTCGCGTGCGTGGACTGCGGGCACAAGGGCGGAGACATGATCCACGAGTACGACCACCACAAAGGCTACTCGAACCCGGATGCGGTCCAGGCTGTTTGCGCGAGCTGCCATCACTTCAGGACGAACGAGTCAGCCTAGCGCGTAGACCTCGCAGGTCAGCGCGGCCGCCACCTTCTCGGCCGCGGCTTCACGTGTGCCGTCATCCATCCAGGCGACAGCGACAGAGCATGCGGCGTCGTCCACCCTCTCCCCGAAGCCGACGGGGAGCAGGAGCGGCCGGCCGTCTCTGCATGCCGCGCGCATCAGCGCACCGCGCTCAAGCGACAGGAAGGCCTCGGCCTTCGCCATCCTGAGCACAGGGAGCAGCCTGCTCCCCCTCTCCACATCCCCGATGAAATAGCTCGAGACGCCGAGCTCGGCGCCGAGCGCGTCCTGGCTGATGGTGAGTCGTTTGCGGGCTTCGCGGAGAACCTCTCCGACATGTGAACTCATTGATTTTATACTGACGTATTGGCCAATAAGCCGTCAATGAGTTGGGGAAGAGCCAAGTCCCCCCGCGTAGCGTCGGCCCAACGTGTCGACGCCGACGGCCCAAGATCTACCTGAGGACGCCCAGCGGCTCTTCGCGAAGATCGTGGCCTCGTCGCTCGCCGCTGGCGATGACGTCGCCACCGCAGAGGCCACCGCATGGAAGGGCCTCAGCAACGCAGGCTGGAGCAAGGACGACGGCGGTCGCTGGACGCTGGCCAAGTCGGACACCGTTGCCCTCGAGCCCGTTCGCATCGCCGTCGCCAAGCGCGAAGGCTTCGGAGACGCCCTCGGCTTCGAGGCGCGCATGCCGATCACGAAGTTCGACACGGAGGGCGACGTCTGCCGCTTCTACGGCTTCGCCTCGATCGTTGTCGACGCGAACGCGAACGTCGTCATCGACAAGCAGCGCGAGGTCATCAGCGTCGAAGAGCTCGAGAAGGCCGCCGCCAGGTTCGTGACCAAGAGCCGCGAGATCAACGCAGGCGAGCATTTCACCGAGCCCACCGGCCAATGTTTTGAGTCCATCGTCCTGACGCCCTCCAAGCGGGTGGCGATGGGTCTCGACGGCACCGGCCCGAGCGGCTGGTGGATCGGCTGCGAGACCAAGGACCGCGAGACCATCGCCAAGATCCGCAGCGGCGATCTGCGGGAGTTCTCGATCGAAGGGTCGAGCATTCCGAAGCCCATCCCAGGCGCGCTCGCCAAGCGCCTCACCGATCTCGAAATCGACCGCGTCCTGGCATGCAGCCGTGGCGCCGGTCAGGACGTGCGGATCGCGGCTGTGAAGTCGCTCCGCCAAGGAGCCCCCAACGTGACCACCCCCGTCAAGAAGGCCGAGCCCATGGGGCTCGATGCCGCACTCGCCATGTGCCCGCCCGAGGCCGCCGACGCGATCAAGCTCGCGATGGAGCAGGCCGTGAAGGACGCGCTCGCCGCCGACCAGAAGAAGGAGGTCGCCGCGTCTGACCCCAAGCCGAAGGAGGAGGACATGCCCCCGGCCGTCGCCAAGGCGATCGCCGATGAGCGCGAGAAGACCGCCAAGGCGATCGCCGACTCCAACAAGGAGCGCGAGATCTTGGCGAAGCGCCTGGCCGATGCCGAGGAGCGAGCTCAGGCCGCCCAGGACAAGGAGGACCTCCGCGTCTCCGTGGCCAAGGCCTCATCCGAGTTCTCTCACCTGCCCGTGCCCTACGGGGACATGGGGGCCGCGCTGCTCTTCCTCGACCGCCTGACGGCGAAGGACGACTCGAGCAAGGCGCACGTCGAGAACATCCGGGCCGCGCTCTCAAAGGCCAACACCATGGTCAAGAACAGCGAAGGCCTGCGGGTCGTCGGGAGCCACAACCGGATCCCCGACGAGAAGACCGCCGAGGGGAAGCTGACCGCCCAGGCCCGCGCGCTGATCGCCAAGAGCGATGAGCTCCGCGAGATGGAGCCGGCCCGCGCCCTCCGCACCGCGCTCGCGAAGGTCTCGATGCTCCCCGAGAACGAGGAGCTTTACGAGCAGTTCGCCGCTGAGCAGGCCGCCGCCCGCTCGAAGGCTCCGAAGGCTTCCTGATCGGCCTCTGAGCCGCATCGAAAGGGACTCCAATGACTGAATTTTCCAAGCCCGTCCTCTCGCTCGGCCACCTGACGGCCGCGGCGGACTACTCCACCACCGGCTACGGCCGCGCGGTCATCCAGACCAACCAGACCGCGGTGCTCGCCTCGGCTGTCGGAGCCCGGTGCCTCGGCATCCTCCAGAACAACCCGATCAGCGGCAGCAACGCCGACGTCTGCACCGAAGGCCTCGCGATCGCCGAGTACGGCGGCACCGTGGCGGTGGATGACGACCTCATCACCAACGCGTCCGGCCAGCTCATCAGCGCTGCGGCCGCAGGCACGGTGGCCCTCTCGTACCCGGTCGCCCGAGCGATCTACGCGGGTTCGTCTGGCGACCGCCACGCCGTCCTCGTGAACCCGCCGGCCCGGCGCATGGGCCGCCAGGTCATCACGTTCAACCTGGTGCTCACGCAGTTCTCGGCCTCGGCCAACATCGTGACCAGCTACCCCATCGGTGCGCTCTACGGGCGCGGGCGGATCGTGGCGATGTACTTCGTCTGGACGGTAACCGGCACCGGCGCCTCGGCGGCCATCACCATCAACCCGGAGATCGACACGGTCGACGTGACCGGCGGCGTCATCTCCCTGGCCATCGGCGCCCCCGGCCCGGCCACGGTCGTCGCCGGCACGGCGATCACCGCGCTCAACTCCTTCACGGAGTCCTCCGTGCTCGACATCGAGGCGGTCGTGACCACGGCGTTCACCGCCGGTCAGGGCGCGCTCCACGTCGTCATTGGCTGAGCGCTGCGGCGCCCAAGAAAAACAGAGGTAAACCATGCCGCAACCCACGCTCCGTCAAGGCTCCTTCAACCTGAACGTCACCAACCTGGCGATCGCCTACGCCCAGACGCCCGAGCAGGGCGCTGGCTGGGCGCGTCGCCTGGCCCCGCTCGTGCCCGTCGACAGCGACCGAGGCACCTACAAGATCGTCAACAAGGGCGATTGGTTCCGCAACATCATGGCGCGCCGCGCTCCCGGCACCGCCGCGGTGGCCGGAGGCTACGCGCTGTCCGATGGCACGTACCAGGCCGAGCGCTGGTCGCTCCGCTTCAACGTGACCGACGAGGACAAGCGCCTCAAGCCCCAGATCTGGGCCGACAAGCGCGCCGCGAAGTTCCTCCAGCAGAAGGCGATGATCAGCGCGGACGTCCTCGCGACGACCAACCTGCTCACCGCTGGCGTGGGTTGGACGACCGAGCTGGTTGGTGCGTCCTCGGCCGTGGCCAACACCTCCGTGATCGGCTGGTCGCTGGCGAACAGCACCCCGGTCGCCGACATCACCGACGGCATCGAGGCCGTGACGCTCCGGACGGGCTCGCCCCCGACCGCGATCGGCATCAGCCCCGACGTCGTGAAGGTGCTGCGCCGGCACTCGGACTTCACCGGGCGCATGGGCGGCGCGACCGCTGACCGCCCCGCGGTCGTCTCCTTCGCGGCCATGGAAGAGATCCTGGGCGTCGCCCCGGGGACCATCTTCACCATGGGCACCATCGTGAACACGGCCGCCGCCGGCCAGACCGCAACGATGGCCTACGCCTGCCCGGAGACGCTCTTCATCGGCAACATCCAGAAGAGCCCGGACGTGGAGACCCCATCCGCGGCCGCGACCTTCGTGTTCTCGGACATCGATGGCCTGGCCCAGGACGGCGCGGTCTCGATCCGCACCTGGCGCGACGAGGAGAACGGCCAGGACGCCTACGAGGCGGACCTGTACCACGACGTCAAGCTGACGGCGGCCGACTGCGGCTACCTCTTCACGTCCATCCTGTCCTGATAGACGGCGGCCCCGGGCCGCTCGCGGAGGTTCCATGGGCTGGGTCTCTCTCCGCGCCCAACGGGTGGCGGTAAACGGCGAGATCGTGAGCGTCCAACCGGGCGACGCGCTCCCGTCCGCCAACGGCTGGCACAACCGAGACATCAAGGCCCGGCACGGGCTCATCGCGTGGCGTCCGCTGCCCGGTGAGCCCGTCTTCCCCCCCCCGGTTGGACCGGCCATCGATCCCCCCCAGACCTCTTGCGCGGCACCGGCGGTGGATCCAGCCCCGGTGGTCGCCATCCCCCCGGCGCCGCCGTCCTCGGCCGGTGCCGCGCTCGAGGAATCCATCCCGCCCCCGCCCGCGCCGCCGGAGCTCAAGCCCGAGCCCGCGGCCAAGGCTGAGCCGGAGAGCCGTGGGAAGCGAGGCCGGCGATGACCTACACGCTGCCGGCTCCGTCGAGCTCCACCGTCACGACGACGACCGACCACACGACGGTGCTGTCTCAGATCCGCATGAAGATCGGGGACACGGTCTCTACGGATCCGCTGCTCACCGACGAGCACATCCTGGAGGTCTACGCCAACTTTCCGACCGTCATCGCGGCGGCCGTAGAGTGCGTCAAGAACATCATCGCGCGCATGGCTCGCGACGCCGACTTCAATGCCGGCGTCATCTCGGTCCAGCGCTCGCCGCGGTTCCAACAGTTCAAGGACCTGCTCGTCCAGCTCGAGGCCGAGAGCGAGACCTCCTTGGTCGTCTACGTCGGCGGCCAGTCGAAGGCGATCGAGGAGACCTACGCCAGCACTGAGGACCTCAAGGCGCGCGTCTTCCGCGTGGGGATGGACCGCAACCGATGAAGGTCACGATCTCCAGCGGCGGCAAGGAGCTCGAGCGCCTTCTGACCGAGGTAGCTCACCTCGGCAAGCTCGGTCCTCTGCTGGCCAAGACCTCGCTCAAGGCGGCCATGGTCGCGACGGGAGAGATCCGAGACCAACTCCAGGCCATCAAGGGCGGCCGCGGGGGGCTTGCGCGGAGCTTCCGGGAGCGCCTCGTCTCACGCAAAGGCGACGAGATCTCGGCCGAGTCCTACTCCAACCTAATCTACGCCAAGATCCAGAACGACGGCGGGACCATCACGCCGAAGAGCGGCAAGGCGCTGGCGGTGCCGATGAAGTTCGCCAATGTCGCTCCGGGCAAATGGCCGCGTCATTTCCCCGACACCGGTTCTCAGCGCCTGTACTTCATTCGCCGAGCAGGAAAGCCGCCGATCTTGGCTCAACTCAAAGGCGTCACCCGCGGCGTCAAATCGGTGCTGCCGATCTTCGTGCTGCTCCCCCGCGTCACCCTCCGCGCCAAGCACTACCTCGAGGAGGCGGCGAAGCGGGTTGAGCCCGAGATCGAGCAGATCTTGATGGATGCGCTCGATGAGGCGCTGAAGCCGGTGGTCAAATGAGCACGCCCCAACGAGAGCTCGTGGACGCTGCTTTGATCGCCGCCTTTCAGGCGATCACTACCGGCGGCGGCTACAACAACACCGTCCTCACGGTGCAGCTCGTCGAGCGCGATCTTGGCGTCATCGGCCCGGCCGCGTGCCCGACCGTAGCGATCGCCTACCAGGGCACCGAGTTTCCCGAGGACTACGTCGGCGAGATCATCCAGGTGACCTCGCGATACCTCATCTCTGGCACCATCGCGACCCCGAGCGCCACCACGCGCGCCGCCCTTGTCGCCCGCTGGGAAGACGACCTGATCGCCGCACTCGGCGCCGACCCAGAACTCGGCGGCGCCTGCATGGACGTCCGCGTCCTCGAGTCGATGGACTCGGCCGCCGTCGCCGAGGAGCAGGCCAACTCCCGCGGCGGAGTCGCAACCGTTCGGATGCTCGCCCGCGTCCGCTACCAACGCACCACCGGGCTGACGCCGGCCTAAGGAGCTTAGAAACATGGGTCTTGCACAGCTACACGCTATACCGAGGGACCAGCGGTTCTTCTGCCAGCCGGAGGTCACGCCCGGGACGTTCGTTCGAGCAACGTCCACCAGCGCATTCAAGGCTAAGAAGTTCACCACGTCCTACGACCAAGAGCGCATGGACCGCACGGACAACCGCGCGAGCCGCAGCCTCTATGAGCGTATCGACGGCAAGTACAAGGTCGACTGGGAGATCGAGGGCTACGTCCTGCCGAGCGGCACGGCCGGCACCGCTCCCGACATGGAGGACCTCTTCCAGGCCGGGTTCGGGACCGAGACGATCAGCGCGAGCACTTCGGTCACCTACGGGCTGAACAGCACCCAGAGCGGGCGCCAACTCGTGAGCCTCACGCGCTGGGCGCAGATCGTCATGGAGACGATGCGCGGGTGCAACGTCAACACGGTGAAGCTGTCCGGCAAGGGCGGCGACCCGTTCATGGTGAACTTCAAGGGCTCCGCCTGGGGTCTGTGCTTCACCGGCTCATCGACCCTCAACGGCGCGGTGGTCTCAAGCGCGTCGAACATCGTTCAGACGGTGGACCAGTATAACTTCGAGGGTCACGCCACCTTCGGATCGATCGTCCAGCTTGGTTCCAACACAAACGGTGGAACCGGGTACATGATCACCTCGAGGTCGGGCGCCACGCTTACCGCCGAGGCCACCTCATCGTCTGCCGACGGCGCCGACGTGCTTCCATACGCCCCGTCTGAGACCTGCGTTGGTTCGCCCATCGGCGGAATCGTCGGGTCGCTGTCGGTAGACTCCGTCTCGATCCCCATCACCGGGTTCGAGATTGAGCTGAACAACAACGACAAGCTGATCGATGACGAGAACTTCGTCGGCGGTCCGACCGACATCATCCCAGGCATGCGCTCGGTGACCGGAAGCTTCGACATCCGGGTACGTCGCGACATGACCCGTTACATCGGCCACCGAAAGAACTCGAGCTTTACCACCCGCGACATCGCGCTGGTGATGGGCTCTACGGCCGGCCGAATCGTCACCGTCAACATCGACTATGCCGAGGTGAAGTTTAGCTCCCTCGAGTTCGGCGATGACGACGCGGCGACGCTGAACGTCCCCTTCGTGGCTCTGGCTTCAAGCTCGACCGCGGCGGATGAAATCAACGTCGTCTTCACCTGAGAGAGGCAAAAACAGATGGCACTGTTCAGCACCAAGAAGGCACCTGCGGCGGAGTACTTCCCGTCCTGGGGCGGAAACCGAGAGGCTCCGGTCGAGGACCAGTGGGGCATCGAGCTCGAGCCCATGACTGCGGCCGAGCTCCAGGCCCAGCGGGAGATCTTCAACCGCAAGACCCGAGGCTCGTCCCAGATGAACGCGGCCCGCGCCGGCTTCGAGTTCCGCAACGCGGTTGTGTCCGCTCGGGCGAAGAAGCTGGTGGGCCGGCCTGTCGAGGTGGAGACCGAGACTGAGCAGGTGCAGGTGTTGACCGGAAAGCAGCTCGTGGAACTGGCGAAGGGGGCCAACGAGGGCGCGCCCGACGACCTCCTCGACGAGATCTTCAAGGCCATCACCGATCAGTCGGCGCTGGCCGAGGGCGTAAGAAAAAACTCCTGATGGCCGTGCGGGCGCTCTGCACGCCCGACACGAGCTGGCTCAAGTGGGGGTGCTCAGCATGCGGACGCGAGGAACAGTCGGCGCCGGAGATGAGCGAGCCCGAGCGGCAGCACATCCGCAACTGCCTAGGAGAGGCGTCCGCCTCGGCAGAATTCGCACGGTGCCCTTGGTCGCAGATCGGGGAGGAAGAGGCGATGTGCCTCAACTGGTGGACGTCGTGGCGATCGATCGGAGCGCTGCCGTACCCGGGGGGCGCAGCAGATCAGCCTGGGTACGTGGTCGAGGCGATCGAGCTTTGCGAGACCGAGGCAAACGCACGCCAGAACGCTGATACACGGCGCGAGTACGAGAAGGCAAAGGCGGAGGCGGAGAAGGCCAGGGACAAAGGAAGGAGGTGACCCATGGGAGCGACGGAGAAGAAAGTAGCGCTGGTCATCTCCTTCAAGACGGAGGGCGGACAGGTCATCGCCGTCAACCTGAAGAACATCGGTGACGCGCAAGAGCAGGCGGCGAAGAAAACCGTCATCCACACCAAGGCGCTCGAGGACATGGGCCGAAAGGTCCTGGGTTTCTTGCAGTTCAAGCTTGCGGTGAAGGCGGTGAAGGAGGTCTCGCAGGCCCTCTCTGAGCTATCCACCTACTCCCTCGGGTTCATGTCGGCCAGCGCTCCGCTTCGGGCCGGCTTCGATGAGTCGTCGAGCCGCATGAAGCTCGGCTTTGCGCAAGTCACAAGCGTGGCTCTGCCGGCCGTGATCGGGTTTCAGAAGGCGATCGGTGATGCGCTCGATGAGCTCGGCACGTTCGTCGACAAGAACCGAGAGCTTGTAGCCACCAATATCGCCGAGTGGGCTGGCGACGCTGGCCGCGCCATCATCACCGGGATCGCGCTCGCCGCGTCCGTGGCCAACAAAGCTCTTCACGGCCTCACGTCTGGCATCAGCACGGTGAAGGCCATAGCGCTCGGCTTCGCCGCCTCGCTTGGGGAGGGGGAGAAGGACTCGATCTTCACCGCCAGGGCGAAGCAGCTCCGGACGGAATCTGATCTTGCCTGGGCTTCTGCGTCTCGAAGCATGCGCGAGATGGATGCCTACGACGCCAAGATCAAGGTCATCGAGGAGAAGACCAAGAGCTATGTAGGCACCGCGGTCGCAAGTGCCAAAGAGATCGCCAAGAACAAAGTCACCGTCTCCGATCCGGAGAAGGACGCCGCCGCGCTCTCCGCCAAGGAGCGAGAGATCGCCAAGTATATCGAGCTTGCGACGCTCGCCCACGACGAGGAGACCGCGCTCAGCAACAGCACCTTGGCCTGGTTCGCGCTCAACGAAGCCAAGAAGATGACGATCGCCGGCGAGAGCGCGGATGCATACGCTGCGCGCCAGGACGCCATCACCCAGAAGCTCTTTGCCCTCGACCAGCTCGAGACCCAGATCCACGCCAAGGAGCTCACCCGAACGGCGAACCTCGCCCAAGCCAAGGCCGACGCTGAGAGCAAGCTGACCGCCCTGCTTCAAAGCAACGCTGACCGCCGAGAGGAGATCGCGAAGACGGAGTTTGAGCGCCGAAAAGCCTACGCTGACCGGTCGCTTTCGGAGGAGTCAGCCAGGATCTCCGCGATGGAGTCCGGCTTCGGCAAGGCTCAAGCTCTCGTCACCCAATGGCAGCGGATCGAGGGCGAGAGGCGAAAGGCCCTTGCGGCTGGAGAGCGGGACTATGCGCTGCAGCTCGAGGCCGAGTCCAAGCAGGCCAAGATGGCCGCGCTCCAGGAGTACAAGACGGCCGCCGCCGGCGTCCTTTCTACTTTGGTGGGTGGCTTCAAGGAGATCTTCAGGGCCGGCGTCGAAGGCACCAAGGACATGGGCCAGGTGGCAATTGGGGTGGCCGCTTCGATCGGCGAGGCGATCGTCGACAAGCTGCTGGGGATGTTCATCTCCTTCCTTGCTGAGCAGATCGCCGGTCTCCTCGTGAAGTCGGCGATCCAGTCGACGCTCGGAGCCAACGCGGCCGTCGCGAACGTGACCGCGGAGTCGGCCGTTGCCGGCGCTTCCGCTGCTGCATCCTATGCGGCTATCCCATTGATCGGTTGGTCGGGCGCGGTCGCTGTCGGTGAGGCGGTGCAGGCTGCCGTTGCCGCCGCGTTCATCCCTATCGCCGCCGGGTCGGCTGCGCTGGCTCAGGGCGGCCTCATCATCGGCGGATCCATCGGCAGAGACTCCGTGCCGGCGATGTTGATGCCCGGGGAGTACGTGGTTCCTGCCGCCCAGGTGCGGCAGAACATCGCCGCCGGCCGCGCCCCGGACGATTCAGGCAAGGCGGGCGGTGGTGGTGGTGGTGGCGTGAGCATCTCCGTCACCCAGCAGAGCTTCGTCCCCGGGACCAAGGCGGACTTCAACCGATCGGTTCGGGACGCTGTTCTCCCGGCCATCCAGCAGCTTGCGCGGCAAGGTCTCCTGAACCTGAGGGGCGGATGAGCTGGTCAGCCGTCGCCAGCCTCGCGCTCGAGACCTCGACGCGCGCGCTAAATCGCCCGCTGCTGGTGGGCTCGCACGTCTACGACCCGTCGGTGATGCTGCCGCTCTGGAGCAACGCGACCGGCGTCATCACCGACCCGGACATCAGCGGCGAGCCGGCTTACTACGCCGTCGACCGTGCGAAGTTCCGCCAAACCAACCCCGACGACAGCACCACCGACTTTTGGTTGGTCTACGCGTTCAATGGCGACTTCGATACCTTCGCCATCCTCAACGGCTCGCTTCACCTGGTCTCGGGCCTGACCATGGACATCGAGATCGCCGACGATGGAGCGTTCACGACGAACACGGCCACGATAGCGACGGGCGTTACCTTCTCCGGCTCCGAGTACCTGGGCTTCATGAACTACGTGCGCTCGGGCTCTGGCTACGTGCGCTTCCACTTCAACGCCCCGAGCGGCTTCACGCCGTATCTGGGCGAGGCTTGGCTCGGTCGTCGTCGCCAGCTCGTCTCTGCGCCGGCCAACGGTCACGACATCAACGCCCGCGCGTCGACCACGGCTCGCTCGGATAACGGATCGACCCAGACCGTGCGCGCGCTGGCGGTGGGGCGCCGCGTACCTGACGTGCTCATCCACACCAACGACCGCGACAGCACGCTGGCGGATACGGACACGCTGCGATCCTTCTGGGCGGACACGCGAAACGGCGCGTGCCCGTTCCTTTGGTGCCCGAACCCAGCCACGGCGCAGGACACGGTCTATCTCCTGCGGCACACCAACAAGGAGCTCGATCTCCCGAAGATCGGCCCGGTAGGCGGTCGTGACTTCGGCCAGCAGTGGATCGAACAGCCGCCGTTTGTGGGGGTGGCGTAATGGCCTGGGGGCACGCCGAGCTTTCGGTCACGGAGACGACGCGGCTCGCCGCGGACCT